ATACCCATGAGTCCTGCGTTCTCCACGATAGAAATAGTTTCGTTTGCCACAAATGCAATAACCACAGCGTCACGAATAAAATTAGTGCCAGTAATTAAATCCAGGCGGCAGGCAACCAGAACCACCAGAAGGGAAACACCCTTACGGCACAGCCCCTTCCAACCTGCACGGCTCTCAAGCGCACCATTCTCAGTCTTGCCGCTGTTATGGAACACGCCTGCGACAATCAGACCTGTAACATAGTCAATCGCCATGAAGATAACCAGGGTTGCCAGAGCAGCGTCCCAACCGCCAAACAGGGAAGCAATGAAGCTACCCGCAACTCCGATTGCAGTACAAATCCATTCTTTCATAATCTTAGCCCTCCTTGCTGTAATCCTCCCCGGTGATTTCCTTATACTCTTCCGGGGTAATCCACTTGCCTACTGCGTTCCACACCATCTTTTCAGACCAAATGCCCATCTTGTAGAACTTCTTTACCTTCTCAAAATTCTTGCTGTGTTCCATGATTTACACCTCCATATCCACGCCAGTCATCATTGCCAGGTACTCAAATTTGCCCATAAGTTCAGCATAGCGCATTTCCTGCTCAGTCTTTTCACGGAAGCAGAGATACCAACCGTCAGCATACTGAACCTGCTGAATCAGTTCAGCGTTGTGCATGACCATCTGAGTGTCACCGTCCACAATCGTAAGAGTGGACAGATTGTCCTCAAACACGGACACATCAACCTCAGTCTTGCTAACATAGTTGTTACCATTCTGCTTGAAGCCCTTGAGTTCCGTGCCGTCAGCTAAAATCAGTTTTACCATAGTAGTGTTCCTCCTTTAATTTCTTGCAAAGGTCTAACATATTTGACCTTTGTAGCTTGCTCATGTAGTGGCAGTGACCATTGAACCATGACCTAAACCAGTCATCGAAATCCTTCTCTGAGAGAATGAGTGCCAGTTTCTTAGCCTTTCTTCTCATGCCTGTAAGCCGTTTCGGATGAATCTTGTGAACCACCCGCCCGGTATCGGTAAGCGAATACTGAATCTGTAGAAACCTCCACATTTCAGACAGTTTGCATATTCTGGTTTTCCGAAGATTCACGGTAATACCCAGGTCATGTGCGATTTCAACAATCTCTATAAGCAGCCCTTTCAGAAACTCCTTATCTCTGTGAATCACATAACTGTCATCCATATATCTGCCATAAAATTTCACGCCTTTTACAATCTTTATGTAGTTGTCAATCGGTATGGGATAAGCAATCCCTGCGTCCTGCGCCACCTGGTCACCAATGTTCAAGTGCTTTCGCAAGAACTTCTTCCCGGTCAGCAGGCTCTTATCAACCTTTTCGTGTTCCAGTGAATTGAATACATCGTCCATAGCGGACTCATATTCCTCATCACTCATGTAGGACACATCCACCTTCTCATTGTCTACAATCTTTTCCAGGAACCAGAGTGCTGTATCGTCATCAACGTACTTTTCAAACAACTCCATGAGTTTGTCATGTCGAATGTTGTCATAGTATTTTGAGAAATCCATCAGCAAGATATAACCATCATTACTCTGATTCTCCCGGAAGAACCTGTGTAGGTGCGTTTCTAACCTGCGGCGGGTAAAGTCAATTCCTTTACCTTTCTGGCTTGCGCCATTATCATAGATGAGGTGGTCTTTAATTGCGGGAGTCAAGACTTCATCACATAAAGAATGTTTGGCAATTCTATCCCGTATCTGTTCGCCTGTAATGGGACGTGTCTTACCACGTTCATTGATGACGAAATTGGTACTGGGCTGAAATTCGTAGGTATGTTCTTTCAACTCTCTTTGCATTTTGGACAAATCCAGAAGGTATGTCATTTCATACCGCTGAACCTGCGGTTTCCAATCACTCCCACTCTTTGCTCTAAGATAAGCGTCATACAACGCATTGCCGTCATATATTTCACGTTGACAACTACAATTCTCGTAAGAAGTAGTATCGTGTTTGGTATTTACCATCATAGGAAGGACAACCTCTCCTTTCTCTTACTCCGAAACGCTCAAGTGGCTATTTAATCGGAGTATCGAAATCGGGGCGAACGCCATTAGAGTTAGAAGCGTTGTTGTTGTTCGCATTACCGTTGTTGTTGACATTGGAGAAGTTAGTAGCGGAAGCAGAGATTGCCCCTTTGAACTTGTTATCCGATTTACGCCAACCTTTGATAAGGTCTATCTCTCTTTGAATGTCCTCACCGAACCTCAAGAAAGAATTAACATCCACTGGGAGAGTTTCTATTGCATACTGTAGTTCTTGTACCAGTCGGTAACATTGACCGATTGCCAGGTCTTGATGAACACGCCGCTCCACCAACTCTTCATAGTAGGTGGGATAAATGCTGTTCGCTGTGTAGACGTGTTCACCGATAGACCTCAGACAATCGACTACAGCTTTCCGCTCATCCTCAATGAACCAAGTGTCAAAGGCTTCCTGCTGTTTGCGGAAATGGTCATAAATCTCTTTCTCAACGTCAGTAAGTTCTTCGTAGCTTCGCCCGCTGAATTTCTTTTCAAGGCGTTGTGCTGCCTTTCGTTTGCTGTAGCCGAAGTCACGGAGCAGCAAATCAGTAACCTCTTTCCTAACTTTGTTGAGATGATGGAACACCTCAAACTGAGAGGGTTTCCGTTTGCTTTTCAATACTGACATTTCATTAGTTCCTTTCTACTGCACCCCACAAGGGGGTGCAGATTTTAGATTAACCGATACAGAAAGCGGGGCGAACGCCACCAGAGTAAGAAGCGCCGCCGTAGGACGCAACACCGTCGTAGGCGACAATGGAGAAGTAAGAAGCGGAAGCTACATCTCTCAACCAGTAGTCCTCTCGGTTATGCAGCTTAGTACGGTCAAACATGAAGAGCGGGAACTGACCGTCATCCGAAGCCACGTTGTAACCGTTACCATCATGTGCGCCCCACGCTACAGAACCATAAGCCTGCACTTCATTCATTAACTCAACATCAGAGTCGAACCATGCCCAACCCGAAGGGGTGTTGCCGTTTACAGCATTGGTCAGAAGTTCTCTCTTTGTAAGAACATGAGCGGAACCAAACGCTGCCTTGATAGTAGTCTTAGCCTGCGCCAGATTCGACTTATACATGGCAGAACCAGTGTAACCACCCGTGGTGACATTACTGGTATTCATCTGTGCTTTATAAAGAGAAGTATCGGGAACAATGACTACATGGTGCTTCGTAAAGTTAGTGTCACCACAGTTATAGTAGTAATCAAATGCTGCAATACGATAAGTCACGCCCTTGATAACCCAGTAGTCACCGATATACAGGTCTGTGAACTTACCACTCGAAATTGCGGCATACTGCTCTGCTGTAACAGAAGTACCCAGGTTCTTACCACGGTAAATACAGTTATGTGCCGCTGCACCATCAGCCAGTACATTTCTGACTGAATCAATGTCAGTCTGCAAACCCTTATGAAGATTCTCTACGGTAATAACCTTCACGCCGTTACCATCGTGAATCAACATCTGCTCAGTACCCGTAACAGACAGAATCGCTTCCAGGTCTGCAAACTTTTTCGTTTGAACACTAATAGTTGCCATCTTTTATTCCTCCTTGTATTTCCAATCTGCCAGAATCGCATAATCCAGATCATCCACAATCAGCGTGATTGCTTCATCATCTGTAGCAAGCGGAGCAGAGAAGTCATTCTGCATTGTCATCTGCTCAAGCAGAGTCAAACGCTCATCCAGTTCAGTACACTGATTTTGCAGGTTGCCCGCAGCGTCCTTACTCAACTGGTCTTTCATAGCCTGGAACCAGGCATTATAAATTTGCTGCTGCTGACTCTCAAAAGCCGCCATGCTTACCTTGTATTCCTGTTCCAGATTATCCGTATAGTTGTCAAACTCCGTTGCTTTAGAATCAGCTTCCTGCTCAAACAAAGTTTTCTGCTCTGCAAAATAATTCTGGAAAGCGGTATACAGGTCTGTGCCATTCTCCACCATGCTCATAATGGTGTTGAGGGCTTCGTTCATGCGGTTAGCGTCTTTTGCCCCGAAGAAAGATTTCTCTTTCCCGGTATAAGACGTAATGTCCTGGAAGGATACTGAACCATCTTCGTTGTTAATCTGGTTGTATCGCTTCAAACCCGCCCACACAGCGTCCGTATAGTCAACAGGTAAAAGTTCCCATGCCATTTACAAGTCCCCTCCCTTCATTCCGAAATTCCATGTAAACATCCTCCTTCCTTCACTCTCATTCGTGAGTCTGTCATACAGGTCTAAGGTTGCACCCTCCAAACGATTCAGTTCATTGAAATCCATCGTAGTACCGTTATCGTTATAAACGGGTGCAGACCCGTAAGACATTCTGAGAGTGTTGGTGTTGAGGGTTTCCAGATTTTCTTCAAGCTGATTGATTTCATCAGCGTAGAAGTAATCACCTGGTACTCTGTCATCCCCCAGGCTTACAAGGGAGAACTCCTTGTACAGCTTGATTGCCATATCCCGGAGGAACGTCAGATTGTTCTTGATACGGTTGAAATCCGAAGCATTGAACCTGTCACCCGTATAAACACCCTCTGAATTTGTACTTCCGTGCCAATCTGTTTTAGGTGTTTGCCATGCCATCTTCCGTCACCTCCTAACTGGATACACGTCTTGCGGTTACCTTGCCGCTGAACGCCTGGTCAAAGTTGATTGTGTGCCGATAGATATTTACCTTCATTCCGTCATGGAACTCATTCTCCTGGTACACAATATCGTTTGCGTCAATCTCCGGGTTACCTCTGGTATCGTACTCATACTCAATACCTGCGGTATAATAGTCACCAATCCATTCAGCCAGTTCCGTAGCAATCGCCATATCACTGATAAGCGGGTTCGCCCATTTTACAGACTTACCTCTGCTGTTCAGTGACTTCGTGGCATATCGCTCCACGATTTTGTACCGATAGCCCAGAATTTCCAGACGGAAGGTTCCTGTCTTAGAGAACTTGACTGTTACATAGTAGTTGCCCCATGCCGTAATACTTACACCACTGGAACTTTCATCCAGTGTTGCCCGGAAGTTGTAGGACGGTTCACCCACATAGAAAGTTTCCACATCACCAGACTTCACGGTAATATCCTCACTGACAAGACTCTCTTCCGCATTACCTGGCTGATAACTGTAGCAAGGAACGATAACCTCTTTGACCAACTCCTGCTTGATAGCTTTCGGGGAAGAAGTCATGTCCTGCCGCTCCATGGTGAAGTCAGTCACATCACCGAAAGCGAAGTTGTTAAGCACAATACGGTTGTACGGCTCTGCCGTTCCCGTGAACTCAATCTTCATGGTGTCGAAATCATCAAAGTCCCGAAGAATCACCAGGGTCTTTGTAATCTCTTCTTCCACCTCATACTCAGTAACCAGTTCGTTATTGTTGTAGGTACGAATTACCATTCCCGAAGGAAGAGCGTTACCGAACACGAACTTCACACCGTAGTACATACAGGCGGCTTCCTGCACGATTGTTACCATAGGGTTTGCTGTGAACTTACCATCAGCGTCAGACTGCTGTTCTGAGATAAAGCCTGTGTTCAACGTCCTCTTACTTGCCGCCCGTGGCAG